GCAGCAGTTCCACTACCACTACCTGGTATTACTAAGTAGGCATAAGAACCATCCTGGAATGGAGATTGTATACCATTGTTACCAAAGTCTTTCTTGAAGTCAAGTGCTCCAACTTCTGAATTACCATCATAAGCAACAGAAGTTTCGAGGTTCATCCAACCACCTTGTGTAGCATCGTCATCGTCTGAGGCTGTTGAGAACACATAAACAAATTCTGATAAATCAGAAGTATATGATACTTTCTGATCAAGAATTGTTTCAATGTATGCTTCAAGAGCTTCGTCTGTGAGTTGACCTTCACTTAGATCAATACCACCTACTGCAACGTCATATTTTTCCTGACCTGGGAAACGACCTTTACCTTCTTCAGATACTGCTTGGTTATAATAGTTGTTAGCCACTGTAAGAATTTTGTCGATGTTTGCCATTGATTTCTTTTCTTTTGCACCAGCGCCTACTTGACCAAACTTTGGAGCCGCCGTTGTAGCTAAAGTAGCCATCATGGCTGTAGTGACAGCAAATTCAGCAAGTGAATTTCCTCTGTTACTCTTTAGTTTTTTGATTAGGTTAATGAACATTTCAGTTCCTCCATACTCACTAATTGATTTTATTATCAATTGCGTGTATATAAGTAAGAACTAAAGTTCAAAACATTTTTAGGATATGCACTAGTGCATAAAGTCTTGAGATTGTATGCAATATTGCATACTTTTGGGTTAGCTTATCGTAGAATTAGAACTGTAAGATAGCGTAGTCGTATCTAAGAGTAAGTGAAATTTCTACAGGAGAGCTGTCTTCAAAAGACATATCACCAAAATTTGCTGACTGTATGAAAGCTCCTTTTAATGTCCACTCTTCTATTATGTCACCTACCGGACCAAGTACGTTAAATGTAATATCTTTCTTATAAAAGTCTGAATATCCATCACGACCAGTCACTGATTCGTGTCCTAAACGAATCCATTCAAGAACAGCCTGAGATGCAGAAGGTACTATTGGATCGTATAATGTTATTTCTAAAGTTTCCCATGTCGCTTTACCCTTAACGTAACGCTTTACGTTCATGTGGTGTAATTCAACCTCTTCAAATGAGATAGTTGGTCTATTAATCGCTTTTATCATATAAGCAGGGATACCATCGATCTGCATGATAAACCGATTTTTGAGCTTTGGCTCAAAGGGTGTAAACATTATGTCATTTGCATCAACTAAATCAGGCATTTAATTTCTCCTACATAGGTTATATTCTTGTTCATATATAAATATAAATTAATCAAAAAAATACCCATAAATTATTCAGGGAACGTAGCCCCTGTTGGTTGTAATGTGAAATCAAGCACTATAAATTCTGCCGTCCTCGTTGGTTGTACAAATATTTGTCCATACAAGATATTTCTATCTACTAAGTCTGGTGTGTTATTGGATGCATCCATAACAACCCTAAATGCTGTTAATCCTGAATTGGATTGTACTTGTTCCATATATGGATTAACTATACTTAGAAACTGCTGTCTTGTTTTAGAATTATTTTGTTCAAAAACTAGAAACCTACTTGTGCTTGCTATAAACTTCTTCAAAGTAATAAGTAACCTACGAACATTTACACGATCCACTGCGGATGCTTTTTTCTGTAATGTCTTTTGACCCCATACACAAACTCCCTGTCCTGGGAATATCGCTATAGGATTAACGTTGCTTTCATAGAGTGTATCTCTTGCTGAGTGAGTAAGTTTTCTTTCAACTTGCTGCACTGAATCTATAATACCTCTATTCAAACCTGCTGGTGCAAACCATTGTTGACCAACTCTATCGTTAAAAGAGTAAACTCCTGCTATTACAACAGAAGGTGGTACCCACACGCCTCCAACTACTGGATCGTTTACTTGTACCCATGGATAATACATTGCTGCATAACTTGAATCTCTGCCTTCAGCTTCACCAGTTGCTGTCGTTATAGCTGAATCGTAAAATACTGGATCTGCTACTACAAAGGTATCACCTCTATTTTCAGCAGTTTCAATTGCTCTGCTTAGAATAGTTCCACCACCGGTTCCGGCATCTACTACACCTGGAAGTAGAATCAAGTTGACATCATATTCATCTTGGTTTCCAAGTAACTTAATAGCGTCTATATAAGCATCTTGTCCGCTACCAGCTACATTAAGGTTTAAACCTTGTGAATTTGTGTCTGCAATTTTATCATAAAAATTCTTAGGATGTTGAACGGTACCATCACTTCCACCACTAAAACTACCACCAAATGAACCACTATTGGATCCACTAAAGAATGTTGGTAATGATCCAGATAATGAATTAGTTCTGAGATTACCGTTCTCGTCAAGATAATCTACTGTGGTATTCATTACTTCAACTCTAACATATTTAGATTGATTTGGGAAAGATCCACTTAGTGTTAAGTATGGATCATCTGTTCCACTACCCCTAAGTACCATCTTTTGATCACCAATTCTTTTAGCAATATAATTTGTTGAATTTGGATCTAACGATAGGTTTCTATAACTTTCAAGCGTTTGCTTTTTCTTAGTTATATCATCACCACTACGTATTGCTAAAGAAAATGTACCTTTCTTTTGATTTAATGACGAAATCTCGTATCTTAAATTATTGGATGAACCAGATAGTAATAATCCTTCATCACCACCATGTAAATCAACACCGTTACCACTATTTAATATTTCACCATCAGCATGTGTGTGTAACTTGAATACTACCTGATCAGTGTGTTCAGCTCCATCATATCTTAATGATCCCAATCCAGTAACTAGCTGATCACCTTTAAATGAACCAGTCATAACTGAAGATGTGTGGAATGTAAATACTGTATCGCTAGTGCCTCTCATTCCATGTCCATATGAAATGTCTGTTTCACCACCAACACTTCCAGTCAAACCTACAACAAATGCTCCGTCACTACTAGCTGACAAATGACTAAGCTGGTGTAATGATTGACTATTGTTGATAGCATCTCTTAGTGCGGCGGCTGCAAAAATTCCAGTACCTGCGGCACCACCATCTGCTGATGCTGTCATTACGTGAATAAGATTAGCTGTATTGCTATTTAAATTTTGATGTGAACCAGTAAATACAAAATCGACTTTAGTAACTGCTCCAAGTCTAGCATCTGATGATGTAACTGCCAACTTAATAGCATCTTGTGTCCAAGCCGCACTTGATGTACCGGCGTCATATCCACCACCTAATGTTATAGATCCAGATCCTTTTGTTAATCTAGAATTAGATTCACCAATTACAAATGGATCGTTAGAAGCTGATATTTCAGCTGATGCACCACTATATGATCCAGCAAGGACTCTAACAACTGTTAATACACTACCATTTTTTAAGTATTCTCTTGCAGCTAATGAAGTCATGTACTGATAATCAGCACTACCACTCTCAAAAACATCACCAAATATTTGCTGATATTCACTATAGCTACTCACTTGTGTTGGTATTCCGGCAGGTCCTCTAACTGTTGGACCAATTATTGCCGCTCCTATATCACCAACTCCAGCTGGTAAAAACGTTTGGTCTATCTCATTTGTAAATACACCGGGGCTTACTACTTTTTCACTTGATGGCATGTTAGTTTCCTATATTATCTTATTCAGGGAATGTTGCACCTGTAGGTTGAATTGTAAAATCAAGTACTATGAATTCAGCTGTTCTTGTAGGCTGTAAGAATATTTGACCGTATAGTATGTTTCTATCTACTAAATCTGGTGTGTTATTCGTTTCATCCATCACAACTCTGAATGCATTCAAGCCTGAATTAGATTGCACTTGCTCTAAGTAAGGATTTACTATTGCTAAGAAACGTTTCCTTGTTGAAGCATTGTTTTGCTCAAACACTAAGAATCTTGAAGAACTCGCAATAAACTTCTTGACTCTAATCATTAATCGTCTTACATTTACCCTATCCAATGCTGAAGATTTCTTCTGTAATGTCTTTTGACCCCATACACAAATTCCTTGTCCAGGAAATGTTGCTATTGGATTTACATTAGATTCATATAATGTGTCTCTATTAGAATGTGTTAGCTTACGTTCAACTTGAACAGCCACATCAATTCCACCTCTGTTTAATCCAGCAGGAGCAAACCAAGGATGAGCTACTTTATCATTAAATGCAAATATACCACCCATTACTACTGATGGTGGTACCCAAACGCTTTTGTTCAAGTCTGGATCTGCTATTTGAACCCAAGGATAATACATTGCTGAATAACTTGAGTCTCTACCTTCTGCTTCACTAGTCGCAGTAGTTATAGCTGCATCATAGAAAGTTGGATCTGCGATAACAAATGCATCTGATCTGTTTTCACACATATCGATTGCTTTTGTAATCAATTGTCCACAACCTGATCCATTATCGATGAGTCCGGGCATTAACACTAAGTTGATATCATACTCATCTTGGTTACCTAATAAGTTAATAGCATCTTGATATGCTGAAAATCCTCTACCAGTGTTTGAAGATGAACCACCAGACAAATCGTATCCTTGTGAATTATCATCTGTTATTTTTTCATAAAAATTAACAGCAGAATCATCACCTTGTTGAGTTCCTAATGAATCAAATCCTATCCATCCATCTGATCCACCTGTGAACGATCCACTATTGATACCTGGAAGTGATCCAGTAATTACAGCGTGACCAGCCGCGTTAGTTGTAATATTTCCATTTGCATCTAAATATCCTGCAGTATCTTTTAATACTTCAACTCTAACGTATTTAGATTTGTTTGGATGTGATCCACTTAACTGTAGATATGGTTCTGTTGTTCCGCTATCTTTTAATGTTAATGATTGATCACCAATTATTTTTGCAATATAATTTGGTTCTCGTGGATCGAGTGATACATTATTCCAAGTCTCAAGAGTTTGCTTTCTCTTATGTGTATCATTACCACGTCTAATTAATAGAGTGAAAGTACCTTTCTTAGGATTAACAGTTGATATTTCCCATCTCAAATTATTAGCTGAACCGGACTTATTTAAATTTGATGTTGTAAGATCATTACCTTCATAACCACCAGTACCTGGACGTGCTCCATTTAGAATTGATCCGTGTGATATGGTATGTAGTTTAAAAGAATTTTGATCTGCTGCATCCCAATCTGTTGCTGTAGAACTTCCGGTGTTATACTGAGTACCTGAAGGTCCTATACTACCAGTTGGAATATTTGCTTCTGCAGTGCTGTAAGCACCATCCAGTATTCTTACTACTGTTAATGAAGCTCCATGCTTTAAATATTCTCTCGCTGTATACGATGTTAAATAAGAGTAGTAACCACTACCACTTTTGAATGTGTCTCCAAAAGTTTGTTGATATTCTGCATAATTTGTTACTACAGTTGGTATTCCAGCAGGGCCTTTAACTGTTGGTCCGATTAGAGCTGCTCCAATGTCCCCTACCGCCGCTGGTAAAAATGTTTGATCTATTTCGTTAGTAAATACGCCAGGACTTACTACCTTTTCACTTGAGGGCATGCTTAGTCTCCTTTAATAATTTTTGTTTGATAAGTATATAGAATGGTCCGTTTCATCACATATAAATATGATAAAAAAAACAAAACCATATATATTTATGGATTTACACTAAACTTTTTAAGTAGTTTCTGAAGTGTCTGGCTCTATATCTGTAGGTTTGTTAGGTGTAAACTCTCCGGTCTGAGGATTTAGAACTCCTTGACCGTATTTTTCATTTACTACCTTAACAAATGCTGCTTCATCTTGCTGTGTTTTTTCAAATGCTTGTCTAACTTCGTCTTCCATAGCATCTAATTCTCCCATCCTTTGTTCTGTTTGGATTCTTTGAACAGCAATCTGTCCTAGACTATTTTGATGTTGTACATACTGATTTTGAAAAGCTGCGATTTGTTCCATCTCTTCTTTTTCAAATTTAACTGGTTCAGCCATAATAAGTAACCTCCGTATTTTTGTTTATATTTATATATATAACCATATTTATTTTTTCGTCTGATAATCTGAGGCATTTCCCTCGTAACCAAAGCTAACCTTTCTTGGTGTGAGTATTTTGCTCATCTCTGCTGATTTACCAAAAAGATTATCTGTAAATTCTGGTATCATATATCCTTTGATTGTTATTGATAATTCATTTTTTATAATTCTTTCTCCGGCACTATCCATTTCAGATGCATCTGATATGTCTCCTTCTAGCGCTGACAATAATTTGTATTTAGTTGAATCTCCAAAATATGTTTCTAAGTGCTCAACCCATAAATCTATAAGATCAGCCATTTGATCCATATATGCCGTGAACATCATTATATTGTAAGAAACTACTACAAAATCTGGCATTCCTGTTGCAATTAATTCCATACTTGGTTTTGCACCAGTTTGTACTGAAAATTTGTCATAATGATTTTTCTTAGACCACTTATTACCTCGTATAACAGATATAAACTCTCCTCTAACATCGTGATCAAATGATAGTGGTAAGTCTGGATTCATAGATAACCCAGTTCGACGTATCATCATTAATGGTAATATTATACTATTGTTATTATCTCGCAACACTCCATTTGCTCTAACAGATTTCCATCTCTCTTCATTTCCATACAATACCGGACACTTAACAACTTCTCCAGCTTCTCTAACAGTAGGCTTCATTATATTTTTTATATGTGACATTACTGTGGTATCGATGTCCTTAATACCTATACTCAATCCTCTACCAAAATTTAGACCTGGATTGGCTCTTTCAGATCTATTTCCAATTTCAGTATTACGAAATGATCGTTGTGCGGCCCTATCAACTGATCCTCCTGCTACTATTGATCTGTTAGTTATTGGTTTAACTGCCACGATGTCCTCTCCTCAACGCACGTAATTTTTGACTCTTTGTCATTACCTTTCCTTCATAGACATCCGACTCTACTGCATTCTTATCTACGTTTGAGATAGCAATCTCTCTTTTTATATCAACTTCCACTGGTGCTGTTCTCATAGATTTACCATTTGTAATTTTTCCCGCGATTGCGTTAGCTAATTGATTTATATCAATGTTTGGTTGTTGTGGTGGTAATGGTTTGCTATCACCATACACACTCATATCCTCTTCTACAATAGTATGTTGTGGTGCTCTTTTAACAATAGGTTTTGGTGGTGGATTTCCAGATGTCCTAACAATTCGTTTAGCTCCTGTAAGTGGTTGAACAGCCATTAAGTAAACCTCTCTTTACCAGTTCCACCTAATTTTCGTTGTATGTATCCTTGTGCCCATTTACCAGCTTTTCTTAGAATGTGAGTTCCTGTATCTACTATATAGTTAGCACCTTTGCCTTTTACGATCAAATAATAATCATGCTTTTTAATTCCGTGCTTCTTTCCAATAGAATGACGATCAGCCTCACTACTACGATAAAGTCCAACAGATCTGCCACCTTTTAATCGAGCGGTGCCTACATACTCATCACCTACAGCCATTCGTTCTAATAAATCTTTTAATTTTACCATTTTCTACAACTCCAATATCTGGCCTTATGTCTAGGTCCAGGGTTATCACAATTATGTCTTGCTCTAAAAGACTTTCTAGCTTCAGGATTATCTTTTTTAATTTTCATTCCTTTTTGTCCAAAATTTACTTTGACTACATTACCTTTTGGATTTTTAACATATACTTTAAATTTTTTACTATCACCTGCCGTTGGTTTACCGAGTTTTACTTCACGACCTTGATATTCCGCTTCACCAAGTTGTGTTTGTGCCATCTGTTTAAGATATGGTATAAATGTGGTGTAATCTTGTTCATTTACAACATCAAACTCTTCTGCTATTGGAACACAGTTTGGAACTTCCTGTCCGTTCTTCATTTTCATACCAATCATTTCATACCCATCCCAACAAGGATTATCATTTTCTTGTTCTTTTGCATTTATCTTTTTGCCAGCTTTTACCGCATCTTGATATGCTTTTGAATTTGGATGAGATGATTTTTCACCTCTGGCTTTTTTCTTTCTTATATTATGCCAAAGTCCTTTGCTTTGCTCATTTACTTTTCCACCCATTTTAATTACTCCTAATGGTCTCGGACCACATCGTTTTCTCCAAGCCGCATTTGATTCGCCTGGTAGTTTGCGATCACAGCTAGGGTCTTCATTTATCTCGGCAGTGTAACCTTCTGGATGATATTTCATCTCCACTACCTGAGCATCTTTCTTAATACTTTTGTTATCTACCAGCACTTCAACTGGAGCAGGTTTGTCTGGTTTTTCATACCAGTATGCCATTTTGTATCCACCATCATCAAGAAGTTTTACTAACATACCTCTTTTATAATCTTTATCTTCTGCCTGTAATACTACAGTTTTTCCTCTTGGTAAAATTAAATCAGCCATTAGTATTCCAATTGCTTCTTCAAATTTATCTTTTCTTGTCCTCTACTTTTTCTACGTTTATCTTTGAACGCCTTAGTAGTCGGTATTGGAAAATCTGACATTTTTGGTTTATAAATTTTTTTCATTATTTAGGCCTCTCAACTATTTGTAATGACGATTGACGTATTCTATGCGCCACAGCTTTTATCATATGTTTAAATGCTTGATGACCACCAATTAATTGTGGTTCTGTGATAGCATTCATTTCCCAATAAAAATCATTCCAATATACTATATCTCCCATTTCTGGAGCAAATCCTGCCTCTGTAAGTGTGGTTCTATGAAAATACATTTCTAAATTTGCATTTAGATCAGGTCCCATGTCACCAATATCAACAGACGGCTCTTCAAAAGAAATTAAACAATTCACTCTAAATCCAACATCATAATATTTTGTAGTCGACTCACCATAAATATTTGAATCTGTATTTTCTAATGATATTTTATAAATATCAACATACTGACCCAAAATGTCGTCAATTAATTCCTCATTTAAAGTATCAAAAAGATCTACTTCTTTTTGTGGAATAAAAAATGGTGACGTCTCAGCCATCAGACTATCCTATGTAAATACCAACCGGAGACCTAGCTAAGATTTCTTGATTTGCTTGTGCTGTATCAGCTTCAGCTCTAGCTCTCTCAGATAATGTAACTCCCTCTAAAAATTCTTTTAACTCTTCTAACAATGCGTCTTTTTCTTCTCTTCCTTCAGCTTTCAATGATTCACCATCCATTGTAACTTCACCGTTTGGTAATGGTAGTGATGCATATTTGCTTCTAATTATTCCTAACAATTCCTTAGCCAATGCTAATGCAAATTTACGTATCCATTGACGACCTGCCGCATTAATTCCAGCGTATGTAATAAATTTGTATGGTACGTTACTTGGATCTGAAACCTTGTTTGTAGAATAGTCTCTCGTAGTATCCGTCAGATCATTTCTAACGTAATACTCAAACCAAACTTTATCACCAGCATCTTCTGCTTTTGGAACAGGAAATATTTTTAATCTGTTGTTAATTATTTCAAACGAATATGCTGATTTTCTAACTAAATCGTTTGTCTCGATTGCATTAGCTCGAGCTAAATCGTGTGATATTGGACGCATTACGTATGAGACTGCTGGTGATACATTTCCCATACCAAATGAATCTAGCATATTACGTTGTTCAAAAGATCCTGCAAATGGATCATAAAATCTTGATATTGCTGATGGACCTCTATTAAATACTCGTTGTATTACAATACGATTTGAGCTTTCTGATACTGCGGCCCAATCAACGTTTAAATCATAATCTTGTTGTTCTGACACTAGTGATATAGAACCACTCTTCAATGTAACACCACCACCTACTCCCGCCATAGTACCATACTGCTCTGAAAGCATGAATGTGCTTCCCATATTTGCATGTACTGGTTCCATACTGCCGGTTGAACTCATAGCAGATCCTGAAACTCTATCAACATTACCATATTGTTCCCATAGCCAATTTTTCATATTGTAATGATTTATGTGTAACGAATATTCAGATATAGCTTCTTCAAAACAAGTGTATATTGATCCAGAATTAAATTCAAGTTGCATTACTGGATGACCTAACCGTCTTGCAACCCACTTACATACATTTAAGCTGTCATCAACAAATGCTGAATCGTCGTTGTATGTTCCGTAAGGTGTTGACTGAGTCACCTCATTCTTGTTTGAAGGATCTGTATATATGTAGCTGAATTTTGACATTAAATTATTCCTGTTACGTTCTTATATAAATATACAACAATAACAAAAAGCCTAACATAAAAAAAGGGGTAGTAAAACTACCCCTTTAGTTTTGTTCGGTCTAACGACTATTAATATCTTATGATTTAAATCATTAAGATGTAGCCCACGGAGCAGAACCCTGAGTATTGGCGAAGCCTAAACACACATAGTTTGTGCCATCGCAATATACTTCGAGTCTATCACCAACCACAGAATTAACCGTATCAGCATTATATCTGACTGTGGTTACTGTATCTGTAGTGTGTGCTTGTGCTGCACCTGATCCAGTAAAGCTAGTACATGACATAATCATGTTATCAGCTCCAGAAGTCCAAGTAACATCATTATCAGAAATAATTTTGAATATGAATGTTGCATGAAATCCTGCTGCACCGGCTACTGCAGGTAACGTGTACGCGATGGTCCCATCAGTGCTATCCATAAGATACGTTCTTCCAGAATCAGCCATTACCAATGTTGGAGTGGCCGCTCCAGTTGTTGTACTTACTTGAACTCTAGCACCCACCGACTGGTGAGCTGCTATTGCTGCTACTTTGTGGATTTGCTGCGTATTATGCTTTTTGCCATCAACCGTAACTTGTCTTAATATCCCCATTAAACTTCTCCAAGTTAAATAAAGGTTTGAGAGCTAAAATTAATTAGCTCTCAAACTCATTATTGTTGATTTTACAGTTTATCTAATCCGTCAATATGGATCTTACCATAAAACTCAGGTCTGATCATCTTCTTAGCGTAACGAGTCATCACACCTTTTCTTGGAGTAAAATCACTTGGATCATACACAAGAGGTGTCATAATTAACGGAACGTAAGGAGCATAAACAGCACCAGTTTCTAGGAAATTGGATCCACGGAATCCAACAAGAACAGTGTTCTCAGTCATGTAAGGATTCTTATAGACGTTAAAACGGTTATTAATACCACCGATTTTCTGTACGCCCATTGCGAATTGTGCTTTATCACCATCTGTATCAGCCATGTAGCCAGGAAGCGATTCAAGAATCGTCGCGACTTTAGGTGAAACAACACAGAAGTTAGCACCACCACGTAGTGTTAATCTGTGAATTTCATTAGATACTTTTTGGATCTTCTGCACTAGTGTTTGATACCACTCGAAACGTGTACCGTAGAAGGTTGTGTTTACAAACGATGTTGAACTCGAGTTGTAATCGTCACCTTGGTTTACGGACCAGTAATCGACTGTGGAAGCATCACTAATTAACATATCAAGAATCTCAAGATCGATTTCCATTGATACATACTCAGAAAGCATTGAAGTCAACTCTGCTTCTGCGTCAACACTGTGATAAGCGTTAAGGTCTTGAGCAAGCTCAGGAGTCCATACAGCTTTCAACTTACGAGTTTTCGCAACGATAGCACGAGATTTAAGTTCAATATCTACTTGTGGAATCTGTAAAGAATCTGAAGTAGCATCGCCACCTGAATCTTCGAAGTCACCACGTGCAGCTTCTGAAGTGTATTTCACATATGAAGCGGTAATTGACAGCAAGTGAGCTGCAGCAGATGCTGAGTAAATTGCTGATAAGGTACCGGCAACACCTTCCGCACCAGTGATTTTAGTAAATTCTGGATAAAAAGCGTAAACTTCTTTACCTGAACCTATAGCATCACCGTTAGGGTTAGCAGCTGATGGCTGATGGCCATCGCCAGAACCTGAATAGAATTGTGTAGCTCTGATTGCAAGTTTGTCAATATCTGTTTCAGTAACAGCTTTTGTTACTTTAAAGATTTGACCAGCGTTCAGAGAAGCACTAAATTCAGTGTTAAAATTAACGTCATTCCAGTTTGCAGCAGCTGTAGTTAATGAAGCGTAATCTAATGATGCAGTTGCAGCTGAATAGCCGTAACGTCCTGCACCATAGAAACCGTCTTCACCAAATGGAGCGCTTGAACCAGATGGACTATATTTACCAGTTTTACCTTGTAAACTTTCATCTTCACCTTGACCCATTCTTGAGTTTCCATATTGGAAATCTAGATAGAATACAAGACCAGATGGTAAGTTCATAGGCTGAACTGATACGAATTCCTGAGCTGCAATCTCACCAAAGATTCTACGAACCAATGGAAGAGCAACACCAGACCATTCTTCATCACCTTTGTAAGCACCTAATGATCCAGCATTTGGACTTGTTGAAGAAGCCTCTTTGATTAATTCACGTGCTTGGTTTTCAAGTAGTTGGGCCATGCCACCTCTTTGAAAATCACCGTCAATACCATCAAGTAAACCAGTCTTGTCCCATTTGTTGACTAGTTTTTTAGCATCTTCTTGCTGTTTCTTGTAGGGCGAAGCGTCCAGTAATGCGTCGTTTATGTAATTTGACATCTAACTTCTCCTAATAAGTTATTTGATTATACCAGCTAGTTTTCTAAACCTATCAGCTACTTGACGCTCTTCTGTAATAATTTCAGTTTTGCGTTTTGTAGATCCAGTTTTAGCACTTGCTGATTCTTTTAATTTTGATTTGCGATTTGGTACAGTTTTATCAGAAAAACTCTCGACAAGTGTAGCATACACTAACTTGATTTCACGAGTAGATTGAGCACGATCAAATGTCTCAACAACTCTAAGTTTCTGACTGTTGTCCAAAGCAAACTCTTTAAACAGTTTGTTAGTAAACAGAAGTTTAGCATTCAAAATGTTGACCTCATGTAGCTTAGCTTTTAAGAATTTAACTGCAGCTTTGTACTCTTTGAGTTCTTCGCTATCGTCTTCTTCTTTTTCATCACCCTCTTTCATGTCTTCGTCTTCTTCTTTTTCAGCATCGTCATTTTCAGCTACCATTGCAGGAGTATTACCTACACCAGTATTTTCATCACCGACATGTTCTGGGTCTTCTTTGCCTTCAACATCTTCAGGATAAGCATCATCTGCTTCTGAGATTTTGGCAGTTCCGCCCATTTCTTCAGGTGGCTGTTCCTTATTAACGTCACCTTCGACGTCTTCAGGATAAGCATCGTCTTCTTCGTTTATTTCAAGCTCGAGCTCTTTAATGATAGATTCTAGGTCTAAATCTTCTTGACCAGAACCATCAGGGTCTTCAATACCTTCCATTTCGATCTCGTCGTCTTCCATATGCATTTTTTCGTACTTAACACCATTGATGTCAATTACTTCAGGGGCTTCATTTTCTTCATGTGGCTCGTGGCCCATTTCATCTTTTTCGTGTCCCATCTCATCTTTTTCGTGTCCCATCTCATCTTGCCCTATGTGCATATTTTCAGCGTCTAATTCCATTTCGTCGTCCTCTTCGTGTCCCATTTCAACGTTTGGTTCACCAGTTACTGGATCCAATGCAGGATCTGGAGCTGGTTCCATTTCGTCGTCCTCTTCGTGTCCCATTTCAACAGCTGGAATTTCTTCTTCATCTTCTTCGTGTCCTATATCCATTGGATCTTCTTCACGAAGTTTAGCTGACAACATAGATTGAAGTTTTGGCGCGAATGCTTCTTCCAAAGCCATCTTTGCATTTTGTAAAGCTGTTTCACGAACTGCTTTAGCATCAGCAATAGCTTCTTTCAAAATATCACTCATGTGATTTCTCCACTATATTATTTTATTGGAAATACAGTTATTACAAGAACTGTAATAATATTCTCATTTTTTTAGACTCTGTATTGAGCAGGACAGAGTATTTTATATGTGTATATAAATATATGAAAATGAAAAAGTTGAGCTAGTTTTCTCTCATTTTTTGATATTTAGCTCTAAGTATAGCCATTTTTTTCATATGCCTACGTTTAGTGGATTTTTTGGTGTAATGAGCTCGTTCTCTTATTTCAAGTAATAACTCACTGTCTTTGACTTTTTGTTTAAATTTTGATAATGCTTTGTCTATATTATTGTTATAAACTTTAACGTACAACCCTTTTGTTTTTGGTTCCTTTTGTCTTCGCGGCATATAACCTCCTGATTTCTTCTTTTATTATTTGTCGCAGTTTTTGTTCTACACGTGATTCTTTTACAGCGCGTGATTCTATAAATTTATTTGCTAAATAACGCTCTTTACCATACTTTGCAAGTTCCCATTTTTTCCTCATTGATTTTGGCATCGTATCATAATCCTCTGACATCTGATTATTTACAAACCAAGCAACTCTTCTGGCGTCTGCATTTACTAATTTTCTATAACGATTTTCTTCAAGCGTTTTCATCCATTTTTTTATTTCTTTGACCGTTATTCTCATTGTACTTCTCTCATGTTTTGGGATACAACATCCCAGTCTATAATATTAAATATCTCTGTGAGGTACTTTTTTCTATCATTTTTATAATCTAAATAATAAGCATGTTCCCATAAATCAATAACCATAACAGGATACGTTCCCATCATTATTGGTGTATCTGCATCATGCATATCTTGTATTACTAATTGACTACCATCTTTAACAACCCACACCCATCCTGAACCAAAGTGTTCACTACCCCAATGAATTACTTCTTTTTTGAATGTATCAAATGATCCAAAATTTTTCTCTATACAATTTAAACATTCACCTTTTGGTTTCCCACCACCTTTTGGTGATAACAACTCCCAAAAAAAAGAATGATTGAAATGTTGTGCGGCATTGTTAAATACATTCCATTGTTTGTCTGCGTAAGACCTTACAATGATACTGCTAAGTGGTTGTCCTTCGTATTTTGTATCTCTAATATTTTCGTTAAGTTTTTTAACATAACCACCATGATGTTTGTTGTAATGCACATCAAGTGATTTTATTGGTCTCAAAGATTGAAGACCGTACTTCAGCTTAGGAAGTTTAAAGTCTGTATCATCTAGATACTCAAGTTGTTCAATCAGCTTCTTTAACTTCATCTTCTGGCTGTGCTTCTTCTATATCCTCTTGTATTAACTCAGCTTCTGATAAACATCCTCTTGATACAGCGCTGTGTGCATCTTCTATTAAAATTATTTCCGATATTGGAATTGGAAATGTTTCCTGATCAAATTGCTCGTTGAATACATCTAAGAAACCTTTAACTAACGATGTTCCACCACCAATAACAATTGGTACAGCGTTTGGAAATGCTGGTACGTTTGCGGTACCTTCAAATTGTACTTTTAAATTTGTAAGTAAATAATTTACTAATGCGCCGTAGTATGATCTAATTGCATGTAAGACTGTAAATTCATCTGACCCTTCGTCATAGATGTCTTGTACTATTCCTTTAGATAAATCTAATTGATTAGATGTCTCTTTTACATTAGATACTTTTGCAATTGGAACACCCGTATCCATACTTACGTTTTTATCTATCCAATCTCCACCTCTGGATACACTAAATGACAGTGCCGTCATTCCTTGATACATCACTGCTATGTTGCACATACCAGCACCCATTGAAATAGCCACACCGGTTAGATCACTATCTACTAAACCTTCATATCCAATTGCAACAGCTTCTTCAATCTTTTTTACGTTGTATCCGTAACTATCAATAATTGTTTTCAACACATCTTCGTGATACGAAACTTCTCTATCCTCATCAATAGGTTTTGACGGAACGCAATAAACACACACTTCATTATCCGTTTTAGGTTTACCTAACAACTCTCCTATTATAGCATTTAAAATTGGTAGAGCATCTTTTTCTTCTGGATTCAATAATCCACTTTTCATTGGTCGTCTTAGTGTTGATGTGCTAAATATTTGTGCATAGTTAAATGCATGCTTTCCTACTATATGAACTTTACCAGCCTTTTCTACAAATGGAATTCGCTGACGTTTTAACATACGCTTTGACTGGTTGGGATCACCATCTACCGTAAGAAAAGCGTTTCTTTGTTTTTTAATTGAGTCGTCTCGTGATGCTATATAAAACGATGTACCACAATCTAAACCTACTGCCATGTTTACCTCCTAAACCCCGTGTACAGGGATATTCAATTTTATTAAAACTTCAATAACATTATCAAAATGCTTAGATGGTATTGCTAATACACCTTTGTTTCCTTTTTGTGTAAACGTATAACCATCTTTCTTTTTTGGACCCGCTACTGGAATCCGTAATTTTTTCATTGCAGCTAGAATACGTACTTTAGATGCGCGATCTGCTGGTACCTTTAGTTTTTCAACTTTAGCTTCTTTGAGCTTTTGTAGCTCATCTGCTATAATTTCTTTTAATCTAGCTTTTGTGATTGTCATTTCTTCTCTTTTCTTTTTCTTCTTTGGAGCATGACCATGTGATCTTTCTTTGATTGGTCTTAGTTTACTCACGTGAACATCTTCGTAAAATTTGTTTCCAAACTTTATATCTACTATGTCAACTCCACCGTCTTCTCTTAAATTATGCCATGTTACTTCACCTACAACACCAGGTCTGTTTAAACTTGGATCCCGCCAAGTTGCATGATGAAATCATGTATGAGGTTTCACTTTTGTAGTGTAAACCTTCTCCTCTTCTTTAAGTTGTGCTGGTGTTTTAAACGGTGGCTGATCTGCGTCCGTATAAATCTTTCCTAATTTTACATCTTTAATCTTCATATTTTTCTTTGCTTAATTAATTTAATCCAATTGCTTGGTTTTATAGCGGTGTGTCGTTTACCGCTTTTCTCAACCTTGCTAATTATTTTGCTTATAATATCATTAATTTGTTGAGTTTTCAACCGTCCAGCTTTACCTCTCTCAAGGTCCATCTCTAACTCACCATAATGGTCTTCTTCTCTAGGGCTTAGATGTCGATGTTTTCTACTCCATAAATTTCTAACCTTTTTCCACCTTGAGTCAGAGCTGTGCTTTTGGAACATTGACTCCGTTATATTGGAACAACAACTTCCATTACACTCACATTGCTCTGGTATCAAATCTTTTAATTTTATCATTAATTTTTCTTTGAATATGACATATACCCTTTTGCACTTCTAGATGGTCCTGAGGCTTCATACCCTATATTTTTTAATTGTCTTGCAATATTTTTTAACATTTTATTTGTTTTCTTTATGTCAGCATCCTTATGATATAAGAATATATGTTGGTGTGAAGGCTTTATTGAGTAAGCAAATTCCCTTCGTTTTATATTATATTTATACCAAAGATTACGTGAACCCGTTTCCCATGTTCTCGTATTAGGTTCTCTAACTTTTGTTATTTTAAACTTTTTCATTACCCTTGAGATGTCTCTTGCCATCTCTCTATAAATATTTTCTTTAATTAATTGTTTTAATTTAATCATAGTTTATACCTCCACGTATCCAAACACTGAACCTCTGCCCATTGGTGCAAATTCTAAATCTTTTCCATCAATAGCATCTCTAGTTCTTTTAAGGTACCAAACTGTTTTTCCACGTATTGTTCCTTTTGCTTTTAAATTGCTTAACTTAATCTTAAACGATTTCTTGTAAAAATCTAATTTTTTTCCCTTTTTTTGTAAAATGACGCCTGGTGCCTTTTTGTGATATTTATTATCAACGATTGCATATCCACGTTTTATTGCCAGTATGTGTTGCAGATATCTACTACTTACTACAAGTGCGACTCTATCACCTGGTTTTGGATCGTCATCCCTTCCTTCTTTTAATAGTTCTTTAAGTTTTATCATCTTCTTAATGCCCTAAGTTTATCCTTTTGTGTTTTTACTCTACCCTTTGTCTCTTCATCCATTCTAACATGTTGAGTATCGGGCTTAACTAATTCTATATGTTTTTTGGTTTCCACTTCAACTGCCTTGATTGGTTGCTGAACTGTTGGTTGCGACTGTTGTTTTTGGCGACTGATAACGGTCGTACCAACTTGATTTGGCAACACTTCGATGTTGTTGAAATAATACTTCATAATCAGCAGTATTCCGACAATACATTGCCAAATGATTGCTGATATTAGTAGTAGTGTCCACCAATCCATACATTATTGTGCTTGGACTGCCTTTGTTACCGCGTCACGACGATTCTTTAGATACTCGTCTGACTCGTCACTATCACCGTCATTGTCCACATCACCGTCTTCACCACCAACTGGATCTAACGCTTCGTGTATGTCATAATATCTATTTAAGATACCACCTATGTCTTCATATAAAGATGTTAATCTATTGCTAACAGCATTGTATTCTTTTGCAGCAACTTTAAATTCCTTTACCATTCCATTCATGGATTTCATATTTCTATTAATAGTAACTTTATCAAACCACTCATCTGTTTCTGATAGAACGTGATTATGAGCTTGCTCTGCTATCTGTACTAGTTGCTCGGCTATTTGAAGTACGTTTGTTTCGGAATAAATAGATTTCCCAATATTACCGTATTGAGATACAGCTTCTATAACTGCATGCTTATCAATAGGCTTTTCGTTTTCTTCAAATACTTCCGTCAACAAATCTTTTAATTTTGTCGCCATTGTTTTTCTCCTACTTTATTTACCTTGTAATGAAGAAATGATTTCAGCTTTTTTTGATACTGAAGCATTTCTATATGTTTTCGCAACGTATTCGTAATTTTTATTTACCATATCAGCTGCATCTTTTTTACTATTGCCTTTTTTAATTAAGTGCAATTGAATTCTTCTCTTTTCAGCGGTTGACTCAATTATAGTTTCTAATTTGAGTTTTTTTATCATCCTTCGGAATTCTCTATTCTTTTTCATATGTTTCCAAACATCAGGTTTGTATTTTCTCATATATAAAAAATATCTTTCTAACTCCCTGGCAGACATCTTTCTTTCATTTACGGATTCAAAAGAATCGTAACCAATACCACCACTCCATTTCTCATCATCGTCACCATTTTTCTTTTTTCCACTACCTGGACCACCCTCTTTAAAGGATTCCTTCTTTACAAATAATTTTTGAAGTTCTTTTGCAAGTTTAGATGCATATTTAACTTTTTTAGGTGATGGTATCTTTTTCAACATTTGTATGTATTTGTCCAAACCCCGCATAGCCCCACTATGAGCATCTAATCTATCTCTAAATGATACTGCCTCATTGGTAGACTCGTTTGCCCTTGCCATTAAGTCAGCAATTTTAGTCAATGTAGCTTTATCTTTTTTTGATAACATTTTCAGCTGTCTATCTTTAGCTATTTGTCTTAATGATTTTTCCCAAGATTTTGTTGATTCTTGCTTAACACCCATCAAATCCTTTCTATCAGGATTGTGTGAAAACACATTTAGAACTCTCATTTTTTTACCGGGATGCATGCTGTTGACTTGACGTATAGCATCATCCTTATCTAAAGCTGGAATAATAGTGCTAAAAGGAACTGGATCATCATGAAGTTGAACTTCAAATGTCACTCTATATTTATTATTTTCAGTTTCTCTTAACATATTTTCGTACATTTTTCTTAACACGTTTTTAAATTGTTCTTCTACCTTTTCTGGTTTCCCAGTATGTTTGGTTGAAGCAAAATCTTTTGCATCTTTGTCAGACATAGATGACGCAGCTTTTTTTACTGAAGCTGGTGCGTCTTTCATATCACCTTTTTTATACGAATGAACCATTCCCATGAACCGTTGCTGTGATTTAGACTTACTTGGCATTTCTCTCGTACTCAGCTATAGAGTTCCACATTTCAGCAAACGCTCTTATACTATTTTTACCACCTTTGTTCCAGTTACCCCTTTTTGCATTATTAGCTAAATCTTTTGCCATTCTTTGAACTTTACTTTTCAAAGTGCCGTATGTGTACATACCAATGCCGGGAACTTGAATCTTAGCATCTTTATTTATTTTTTCATCTACTGATTCTTTTCTTCGTATAACATCTTGACCAAATCCTGGTAGTTTTGCAAATTGTCTTAGATAATCAGCTGTTCTAGCATAGGTTTTTATTTTTAGAAAATCATTTGGTCTTGCGTGACTCATATTAAGAGCACCAATCTTTTCAAATTTGTGCCAACCACTTGGTCCACCTGCATATCTTATAATACCTTTTTTATCTATTTCTATTGGTAAAACTGTTTTCTTACCATCTTTATCTTTTACATGAATAAATGCTCCATACAATGCAGCATCTCCTGTACGATATCCTCGCTTGTATGGTACATGCTTTAAAACTTTAATCTTTGCGTACTTAAATACTTTGCCTATTTCACTAGCCATTCTACTCATGTCCTGATCCCAATCAAGCTTTTCTGTAATTAATTCTCTTAATTTTACCATTACCCTACCTGTTAAAATATTTATTTAAATGTTTTTGAGCACCTTTAAGATCAAACTTACCTTGCCTCTTTACCCCAACTCTAAGTGCATCTATAAAAGCGTGTTGTAAACCTGGTGAGTTAAAGCTACTTAAAGTTTTACCAATCTTTGACATATGTGAATCAATTTGTCTCAGGAGTACTCCTAATGGAATTTTTAAATCTTGAGCTAATTCCTTATCCTTATCCGCAATTGATTTTTCGTTTAACATATCCTTTAATTTGATCATTGCTTTTCTCCAAGTATGTCATCTACTAAAGTCCGAACAGCTGAGTCGTTAATTTCAGCTTGCACCTTTTCAAGTACAGATACTTTCTTTGTTACTAATTTTTTCTTTTGTGTTGACGGACGTGTTGGTCGTTCAATACCAAACATTTCCGACATATAATTTTTGTATTTCATTAAATAAAACTCTTCATTAAACGTTCATTATATTTATTATACTCGATAAATTCTTTTCGTAGGTTGTACACTCCTTCTCCCATAATAGTATCATATAAATCTTCTTCTCTTGTTTCAATATAATTTGCAAGTTTCATTCCAGTATCTCCAAAATCAAGAGTACCATCGTTAATACCTTGCATAAGTATAGCATGTTGAATAGCTCCAAACGGATCTTGATCAGGTTTTGGTATTTGGTTATTTTCTAAATTACTATACATTTCTTTTACGTCATAGTCATCATCAAACCCTTGTACAATTAATTCAAATGCTTTTTCTCTTCTTTCCGGTATAATTCCATCTATTGCATTGTCAATAGTTTGATCTAAATCAGCTCCACCTACTTCGTCATAAAAATTATCATCGTCGTCATCAGGTTCTTCCCAATCATATGGATTGTCTGATCCTTTGGTATCTCGTTCACCAGGACTTTTGTAATTGGGATCAGATGGTGATTGGTTTACTGTTGAACCTGTTCTACCACCCATTGGTGCATTATAAAAATCAGATTGGATAACATCAAGATCGTAAGCAAGATTATTTAATGCGTCCTGAAACATTTGTCTACCTTCCCCATCTAAGTTATCTGCAAAGTCCATTAGATCTTCATCTGTTGCTCCAGCATCTAGAGCAGCTTGAATATCATCATCAATCATCCTATCAACATCTCTATCTTCACCATATGACATACCTCTGTTTAATGCGTCATACATTCCTTCCTCCGCATCTTGAAGAGCTGAATCAATTTCCGTAGGATCAGGCTCTTCACCAAAGCCTCTACCACCATAACTACGATTGCGTTGTCCCATAGATGTATCGTCCCATTCACTATCTTTTTCTGGTTTGTCTGGATCTATAACTTGTTTTACTTTGTCTCTTAAAAATCCCATCTCGTTAGGTGTTCGACCTGTTGCATCAGATAAAATTTGCTCTACAGTTTTATCAGAGAAAGGTTTACCATCATCTGTTTCATACACACCATCTGCATTTTTATAAGCACCTCGTCTTGCCATTATGTCTTGTTCAAATCTATCTACAGAATTTGCAACACTTTTAGGTATATCACCTTCGTGAGTTTCTAAATCTACTGATATGTCTGCTAATTCTTTTCTCGCATTATCATAAGCTTCCTGCCCTCTCTTTGGTTCGTAACCCTTGTCTAGTTCACCTGTTTTATCTGGGCTGGGTTCGTCTGCTGGTTTTTCTGGATCAAATGGGTTTGCATCAATTTTTGTTATTTTAGGTTTATCAGGTTCTTTCTCAGCACCTTTACCGTCGTCACCACCTACTGGTTCAAATTTTCCTTGATCTGTTTTTTTATATACTTGAGCGTTGGGATCTTTTTCCTTACCCTTATCTTTATACTTACCGTAACCGATATGGACTTTATCGTCGGATTCTGCAATCACTTCCTTAATTAAATTGCGAATGTAAAGTCTCGTAACTTTCACAATTAATCTCCTCTCATTATGTCGTTGATAACAGATTCAACTTTACACCATTTACCGCATGTCCTTTTAGATGGATCTACACTTTCATTAACTGGATGTAGGAAGGCGCCATGTGTAGATGGGTTAGAAACGAAATCAAATGCAATGAGTTCAAAATCAGGTTGGACTTGAACTGTGTTGTCTTCTGCAATTTCCTTTACTGATCCTAGTCCTCGTGAAGATATGCCCAACTTAATACCTGCTTTAAATAATTCTTTTAATATATTACCAGAAGGTGTTCCTAACACCTCAACAGTGCCTTTTAGATCATCACCATCCCAATGCATTTCCAACACATTGTGTGAAGCATTTTGTAAATTAACAACTGATGAGTCTGGATGATCAAGCTCACCAAGTGCTCTTCGTTCTTTGATTTGAGTTTTTTCGTAATTATCGGCTTCTCTCATTAACGTTTCTTTTGGATAAATTCTTCCATTTTGGTTTTTAGCGTCAGCTCGCTGCAGTACACCGGAAACGATTAATTTTCCACCATTTTTATTTATTGATTCATTAATTTGTTGTGGAGTTATTTGAAATGGTATATAATCCACTAAAAGTCGTTTATCCATGATAGCTCCTAACTCCTTGTGTTGACGTAAACAAATGTTACATCACCAGTGTTGTAGGCGTGACCAGCAGTGCTTCCACTCCAAGCTGTTGCATTAATATCTAATCGTACTGGTGTAGCATCACCTATCTTACTAACAATTCCTTGTGTAAAACTGCTCATTGAAGACGTTGCATCTGTTGTACCGTATCTAAAACTAAAAGATCCAGTAGAATTCACCAAGACATAAGAAGCGGCTTGTGCTTCTGCGCAATTTGCTGGTGTAATGGCTTTTGATCCGTGATTAACAGATAACCCCTTAGGAACTTGTTTTTCACTATCGTTAGGGTCTTGTATATATGACATTATGTTCTCCTTATGCCCAAGTTGTCCGCTTTATCCATATATCTCTCAATATGGATGCTACTTCTGCTCTAATTAATTTTTTAATGTTCTGCATATCTTTTGCATCTAATGCTTCATTAACTTTTTTCTTTTTACGTTTCTTTCCTTTAAACGCCATTGGAGTCATATATCCAGGAGTTGCTGCTGTTGTTGTAATCTCATCCAAATCATCTTCATTCAACTCTTTATACAACTGCTTTATTAACTCTCTTATACGTTCTTCAGTCATGCTACCTTATTAAGCTCCTTTAATAGCTCGTGATATCTCATCATTTGGATTACAACCTTATCCGGAACAACTCGCTCACTACCTACTTTACAAAACGTTCCCATTGAATTAATAGCTTCGGCCAATTTTATTTTTGTAATCTTATCAGTTACTTTACCGCTTGCTTTTTTTAATTGTCGCTTTAGCTTAGGTACCGATTCTGTAATGTAGTCTCTTAACGAGCTTGTATTTGAAACGTTATTTATATAATGTTTTAACAAAGTTTTTTGACCTTGGTTTAGATCTTTATACTTTGCATTAAATTTTTCTAACAAAATTCTGTAAGCAATTACTCTCAAATCACCATCTTCAGGTAATGTTTTTACTTCTTCAACCAATGTAGGTTTTTGTGTTGTAACATTTTCAAGTAAATTAAAATGAGTAATAGTTTTTTCTTCAGGTGTTAAATTATCAGCATGTTCAAATAATTTATAAATTGAAGCATATACTTTATAGTTAGGTATTTTAGACGAAAATAATTTACGCAAATCGTAATTATTTTGTATCTCTTTTATTACGTTAAACTTTTCACGCCTAAGCTGTTTTTTGTTTGCTTTTTTGTTTGCTGATACAACCTCGGAGATAAAATAATCCGCCTTCTTATCAGTATCAAATTTTTGGTTTAATAATGCGTTATAAAGTAACAACTCCTTTCCAAGTTCTGTTTTTTCACTAAAACGTTCTTTTATAATTTCTAAAGCAGGGCTTTCACTGTCTTTTGAAATTAAATCAGCTGTTACTTGTCGAAGCAAAAATTCAAATAGTAATCCAGTGTTACGAATTTTATTGTGCTTCGCCTTCTTATCATTTTTCATGCGTATATCTCCTATGCGAGTATAGTGTCACATATATAAATATGTAGTTATAAATTTTATCCTCAAGTTTATTAATCATTTTCGTCATCCAATAGAGCAGATTCATTCAATAATCCTTCTTTAGATATGTCTTTTCCAAAACGTTTTTCTAAGGATTTCATTAAACCTTCTTTTCTTACAATCGTTGATCCCTTTCCTGGATATAACGGACTGCCACCTTTGAATTCTCTTTTACCTGATGTCGGCGTTTCATATTTATTTGCGTTTTTTATGTCTGCATACTCCATAGTGCCTCTATCTAAATCTGGAACTTGTGGGTCTTTTTCAGATCCACCCCAATCACCACGTCTCGCTTGCTCACCACCTTCATCACCTGCCTTTTCACCAGTCTCTGCTGGATCGTTTCCTTCCATAGTTATTTGTTCCATCCTAAATGCTTGTTTTTGATCTGATATAACACCTTCAAACATTTTTGCTTTTTCCGCATCACTTAGTTCAAAAATATTTTCGTAAACCCACTCACGTGAAAACAATTTATTTTCCATTGCAGTGTTAGCTATCTCAACTTGCTGTGTTAATAGCTCTAATTTTTCTTGCATGTGGATCATTGAAGGGTTAGTAAGCTCTAAATCAAACTGTAGTAACTCTTCATTGTCAAAACCTTGTGTATATAAATGTACTATTGCAATTTTTTCAAGTTCAGCAACAATTATTTTTTGTAATCGTTCAATTGTTCTTGCAAATCTAACATCTTCTGCCGCCAATGTAGCTTTTGATCCAATATTCTCATCATAGCCTAGAAATGCTTTAGGTATTTTCAATGCGGCCATGAGTTTATTACGCATATATTCAATATCGTCTATCGCTCCTTCATTTCCTAACCCTTGTAGCGTTTCAATTTCCGTACCACTGTCGCTACCACGAACTGGTAAGAAATAATCCTCAGTAACTGACTCAATATTGTACCGTAAATTATAATCTCCTGTTGTTTGATCGATAACTGGAATCTTTTTCATTTTATTTATAATTTTTTGCATAAAATTATCTACTTCGTTTGGTGGTATATTACCAATATCGATTTTAAAAATTCTTTTTTCTGGTGCTCTCATAATTCTATGGATTAGCATAGCGTCTTCCATAAGAACTAATTGTTTCCAAACTTTACGAGCCCCTTCTAACATTGATTTACCATAAGGAATAAAGTTGGAATCTGATAATAATCTAAAATGGCCAATCTCATAATTTTGATATAGCTTTTTGTCTGCGGCTTGTATGTTTTTTGCACCTACACTATCACCACTTACTTCAAATTCAACCAATTTTGGGTTCTCTGGATCGTGATCTTCCATCCTAATGACGTCGTATGGTGATATTGGTTTAGCATTAACAACACCATACTTATCAAGTATATCTAATAACAGAAAAAAGTCTCCATATTTTACTAAATTACGTACCCATGACCATAAATTGAACTCTATATTTAATACATCATAAAATAAATTATGTAATATTTCGTGAGTTTTAACGTTATTTGTTTTTATAGTCAAAATCTCACCCTCTACATTGTCTATATTTGATTCATCTGAATAAACATCGAGTGCTGATGATATAATTGGATCAGTATCCATTAGTTCATAATCTCTAAATAGCTCTTGACGTGCTACTTCGTATGCATTTCGAGCGTTTTGTTGTGCTGAATATTTACCACCAAATCCACCTTGCATTAATTTGGTGTATCTATCAATAAAATTTGAAGTTAATCCTGCTTGAGAGAAATTTAAATCTTTAACAACAAGTCGTTCATCGTCTGTCTTACGTACAACAATACTGTTGTTAAATAATCGACCTAATCTATTAAAAATATTATTATTTTGTTCTGCCATTTTTTACCTCTAGGTTATAGTAGCCATGTTAAATCTTCTTGCTCACCTTTTACTGTAGTGTTCCATGGATCTCCGGCATCAGACTGTCTCATTTGTCCTTTGGAAAACCCACTATCAAATCCTTTGTTACTAGCTAACAACGAATCCATTAACGCGTGTTGCATAGTATCTCGTTCTTGTTTTAACCGTAATGCTGTATCACGGATCCATAAAGCAATTGAATATGACATTACTAAATCATCATTATATCCTTGCATCGCTTCAGCTTTTCCGTTGTTATATATAAATACAAACAATTCTTCAATTAATCTAATACTTCTTAATTTTGTTAGTTTTTCTCTTGTATATTCTTCCATTTTTGCTACAATTAACGGTCTAGTTTTCATTGTCGTTGAAAACCCTGGAACCATATTTTTATCTTCAGTTCGATACCGATTAGTAGTCATTTGACCTTCTGTATCTACGTATTTTAAATCTTTAGATTGATAAAATAAATTTTTATACCCTCTATCAA